GGTTTCAAGGCGTCGCGGATCTCCGTGAGGAGATCTGTTTCAGTGACGGGTTTGGGGGCGGCAGGTTGGATGAGTCCGATTTTAACAGCCTCCTCCCGATTTGCAGGATTATCGAGATAACGCATCATCTGCAGATATGATCCACCAAACCGTAGTTTGATTTTATCCGGTAACCGTTCATACGCCGACCGGGAAGCAGAAATTTGCTGCAACATGTCACCGCGAGTAGGCTCGACGGTGGTATCAGCGTATAGGGCCTGCTGCATCTGAGATAGGATAGTTGGATCACCGGCACAGTAGCGCTCGACGATCGCCCGGGTAGACGAGGTAGCAGCATGATGCTGCTCGGCTTTCCAGATAATCTGTTTTTCCGGTTTGACCTGGGTTGGCGTGATCATAGTTGATCCTGTCTATTAGCGTTTTTAGCATCGACACCGGTGAGGAGCATTTCCGGCACTTCACACGATGAGACGCGACCGGTTGACAAATCAAAAAGACCGACGCGATATAAATCAAAATCGCCCGGAAATTTGTAAAGATTTGTCTTGTCATTTGCAGCCATTGTTATCATTTGTCGTTTGGCTTCCTCGTCATAATTCGCGCAAAAAACCGGTGAAAAACCGCTGGTTTTATTGTCGCGGATCGAGTACATCTGTATGATACTCATAGTAGCCCTTCCGTTATTTTGTCGCGGTTGACGCGACGTTGTTTATATATTGCGGCATGTTGCCGCTGTTGTATTTGATCCCGGTCGTATGCATGACTTTGCTTGACATATTCAGCCCTTTCTATCTTAATGGTTTCAAGAGACTCAGGATCTAATCTACTATATAATTTATCATAATACCGCGGCGGATGCAAGAGTTCTCCCCTAAAACTTATATGGTCGTCCGGGTAACAATCCTGATAATATTTTTGTACGAAATCGTGAGCTATGCCCGGACGGAGAGACATTGACACATACTCAGGCTCACGGCCGTCATAATGGGAGTCAGCGAGAGGACCGTATATTTTTTTTTGGACGTAGCCGGCTACATAAGCGGCACTCTCATAAGTTAATTTACCAAAGGTACAAATGCCATGCGGCCAATGCTCGGACATTTTCTTACTTGTATAGAGAGAGTTTCCTTGTTCACATTTGAGAAATTCAGCGTCATCATATGTTAAGTTAAAAAGAGCGGCATGATGATGAGGACGACCGAGACCGGGAATATAACGTTCGCATTCGCAAAGTTGACGGGATTTTTCGCAAACTTGACAAGACTGACCATACTCGCCGCACTGGAAATAACGGATACCGGCGCCGAAATCGCGCCGGACATTTTTTATATAACGAACGAAATCTAGTTTGTAAAGAGTTTGATGAGCTTTTTCGGTACGGTGGACGGTAGAATTATCATAAGTAAAAGTACCGAATATATTTGCCGAATGTAAAGATGCCTCGTGCATGCAACGCATAGCCCATTGACGAGTGCGATTGCAACGGCAATCATGACATTTGCCACAGGGCACGAAAAACATTTCCTTGAATTGACCTTTGAGACGATGATGAGAATAAAGAAGAGAATCGCGGTCAGAAATGATTTTGACAGAACCGTCAGAGAGACGTATAGCAGATAGAGGTTTGGAGCAAGGCATAATTGACTCCTAACAATTGTGTTCCCCACCCCAAGAGTGGGCCGAACCCCCTGTAGCCCCCCGAACGCAGGGGGGCGACAGATTGTAAGATTTACAGATAATATAGGCAGGTTAGTTTGTCGGGGCGTCTCGCCGACACACGCCGATTACGCGCACACACGGAGCGCGCGCGCGCGTACAGGCTTATGACGGCGGCACGCCCCGAACCCCTGCCAGTTGTAAACATAATCCACCCACCCTCACTACGTTTCGGCCCTCCTTCAAGGAGGGATAAAGCCGGCCGATATTATCGGCCGTAAACATGTGGGGAGTGTCCCCACACCCCAGAAGAGAAGGCATTGCGGGGACCCCAGCCCCGCTAATACCAAGAACCGCTCGCCGCGGGGCACCAGCAATCAAAGACGTGTTCCCCCTCTATTCCCCAGACGGGGACGGTTGACTTTTGAGACGACATTGCCTTGAAAACGGCCGCGATTAAACGACCGCCGACTTGACTTACGAGACATACGATGACGCTGCATAGTACGCATTAGCCCTCCGGAGTTGGCGTAGAAAAATTAAACTCACCTTTGCGAGGTTTTTTAGTTTTGATCTTAGGATACTCGCGCTCATATAGTTTCCGGGCAACCCAATCGATCATGCCCGGATAAGATTGCAAGATAACATTAATTCCCTCACCGGCAGCATCCCACGCAGGAGCAAACGCCGCCTTGCGCCGGGAATCATAGTAATTGTTAAGAGCACGAGATTTTGACTCCTTAGTTTCGGCCCCTACTTTATCCATAAGCAAGGGGTTGTTGAGCATGTTGAGACGGATATTTTCTTCCTCAGCGGTGGTCCGCCGAGCTTGCGCTTCGGTTGACAAAATATTAGCATTTATCAACCGTGTGTTGGCATCGGCTAATTGTTTGTCAATTGCTAAGCGAGACTTTGCCTGATACGACTCAAGAAATTTGCCCGGAATGTTGGATTGAGCAGTAGGACCCATAGACGTTGGTGCTCCCGGACCTCCAGCCGAGAGCACAGGATTGAGACCGGCAGCCTGTAGATCGCGCACCTCGATTTGGTGCGCAGTCTCGCCTTTTTGCCAATACTCTTTACGGGCGTTATACGCGGACGCCCCAGAAATTGACGCGTTAAGAACTCCGAGGGCGGTATCAGCAGCGGCAGCCCAACCAGCACCCATACTATATACCTCCGAGACGGGTGCGAGAGGGGAATGCAGGGAGCACGCGGGCTGCTTTGACATCGAAATATAAATCGCAAAGAAACTGAGGCTGGCTAGTAACAGCAATGGCACGATCAATAATCGTAGGGTCGTGCTCCAAAAATTGGGTATTGAGAGCTGGGTCATGGAGGACCTCCGAAAAGTGGTATTGGTAAAGCGAAGTGAAACCGGCGGAACAAATCGGACGCATGAGCCCGGCCATGGAATTAAAATCAAACCGAAGAAAGGCCCAAGGCTCCTGATAACCAAATGTCAAGAAATGATTTGTTTGCACAGTGTCAACGTATAACTCGCAATTGTAAATAGGCTGCTCACCAATGTTGGCGAGCTCCGGCAAATAAAAATCAAAACGATCATTGTGGAGATAATCACGGGGAATACCTTGACTATAGCTAATATCAGGTGTAAACGACAATATGGCCATTATCCATCCATATGACTCACTCGTAAAAGTAAAGCCACCGAGATTACCAGAGCCAACACCAAAAGCGGTCTGGTATCCCTGAGGAGTAGTGCCGGCGCCGGAAAACTCGACCGTTGAAGTGACCGGAACAAACTGCATGAAATCCGTCCCGCCGCCGAGGTACTCGGGCTTATAGGCAGTATCGTGCAGCGTAACGCCAAAATGACCGAGGAGATGATCGGGATATCGAGTACCATAGAGAGCGTCAGTTTCCAGGGCCATTTGCATAGCCCAGGCGAGACGCAGACCATTGATAGTCCCGGCGACAGATCCGGACAGATCTGCATAGAGACCGCTACCATAGACAGCAGCGCTGTTGACACCATGAGCAATATCATACGCAACCTGAGCAGCAGTGACAACACCCATAGTATTGGTAGATGTCAACTGAGACATGGCACCGGCAGCAGTACCAGCGGGATAATATGTAACGCCGGGATCACGGGTAGCGGCATCGGTATCATCTGACAAGTTAATACGATTGGAAAGAGCAGTAGCGGTGTCATCTGTTATCAACTGTAAAGAGCCACCATTACCATATACAGGAGCGCTTGACGCAAGAGGGAGGAGGACGTCGGGACCTTTTTGCGGCCATGGACGTGCACTTGTAAAGTAATCCTTCGGCTTCTGTCGCAACCGTAAAGGATAGCTGGCGAGACTTTCGGTAATGTCAACGCCGTGAGACTCGTAAAACTCGGGAGCCATCGCGGTAATATCCTGGTCGCGGTAAAACCAATTGTAAGTCTGATTATACATACGATAGGGCGCGAGAGCAACGGCAATACCGGCAGTGCCGTACGACATGGTGGTGTGCTCACCGACGGGAAACCCAAGATAGTCAGAGAGAGAATGAGTGAGCACGCGTGTGTCAATGACACCGACATCGTAAGCACCCAAAGTTATCTGGGGCAGCTGGACGGACGGGGCGACAGTTGGGACTAACCGTTCCCCCATAAATTCCTCCCAGTGATGCCAGAGGATACGGTAATCGGCAAAAAAACAATGCAGATCAATCTTGATATTATCCATTATCAAGTTTTTGGTTGGCGAAAGTAAACGAGTCATATGCCGGGCGGAAAAATAAAACGTATCGCCGGGATATACCTGCTTGCTATAGACAGGGACAAGATATCCACTGTCAAGAGTAATCACGTTACGCTTTGAGAGATTAAACATGGATCTTGACTTTTGCACTGGTGGCGTGAGTCGGAAATCCTTAGTCATAGTATTTGGCTTCATACAATATACTCCTTTACAGAAGATAATGGCAACTCCATTTGCTGGACAGGTACACCGTCCGACAGAGGATGTACGAGACATTCACGTCGGAAAATTTTTGTGTCCTCATGCCAAACTTTGGGCATGATCCGACCACAGATGCTACACTGAACTCCATCAGGACGAGCAGCTATATAGTTAGCCCGTAACAAATATCTCTGCTCTTCGTCAATCGCAGCCATTATGGCATCAGTATTATAGCCCACTATTCCATCCGTTCTATGCGCTGGAGAGTCGCGAGGTCATCCAAAAATTTACGCCCAACCTCCAGACACGCCCGTATTTGCCGGGTAGTGCAGCCAACACAATCACGATCAATACAGTTGATGAGACGATCAAGTGGTGTCCTATTTCCACTGGCGCTTACGGTTCTTTTTCTCCTGACGCCGCCAATATTGTTTGTTTTGATACTTTTCGCCGACATACTGTTTGCCTCCGTGTCTACGTTTTGCCATAGTATTCACCTGGTTAGTAGTGATATATTATTTGATATAATTTAGAGAGTCACCGAGAGTACTCGGGTGACTGGGCACACTATTATCGAGAGCGTTCGTGTGCCCATTATTTCACCGGTTTAGCCGGTTTTTCCTCCTCTTTGGGTTTCAAGGCGTCGCGGATCTCCGTGAGGAGATCTGTTTCAGTGACGGGTTTGGGGGCGGCAGGTTGGATGAGTCCGATTTTAACAGCCTCCTCCCGATTTGCAGGATTATCGAGATAAC